ATTCATACAATATTATTCTTACTAAAATCAAAGGCGGAAATTACAAAAATTATTCGCAACAGGGGGATTAATTAAAATGAATTCAGAAATTATTGTTAATCTCATATCCAAGGCCACTATCACAAAGAATGAAATTGGCGAGGCTATATATACTGAAAAATCAAATCAGATATTTGCTAAGAAAAAATCAGTAAAACAGTCTGAGTATTTTCAAGCAGCGGCAGCAGGCTTTAAACCTGAAATAGTCATTGAAATTTACTCATTTGAGTATAACAATGAGGAAATTTGCGAAATGGAAGGAAAAAGATTTAAAATCTATCGTTCTTATCCAATTTCAGGCACAGACAGGCTGGAGCTTTATCTGACTGACATTGTAGGTGAGTCAAATGTCACTGCCTAAATCTGTTAAATTCACTAAAAACGGTGTGGAATATTTAAGCAACTGCGACCGATTACAGTACACGCTAAAGGAGCTGGAACGGGCTGCATTGCGAGATACGGGCAAGTTTGTATGTAAAACAGCTCGTAAAAAAGTCAAACGCAGGACAGGCAGACTTGCTAAGAACACGCAATATTGGGTTAGGTCAAAGCAAACCATACCTGATTTGCAAGTCGGTTTTAAGCCCGGAGGTTTCTATGGCTTGTATCAGGAAGTCGGCTCATCAAAACAAAAGAAAATTGCTGCTCTAAGTGATTCGGCACAGTCAAATGTGTCTGAAATTCAAAAAATTCAGGCACAGTATTTGAGTGGGTTGGGTACAGATGCAGCGGAATCACAAATTGACGAAGGAGAGTATCAAGGTGAGTAATTTTAATGACCTCAAAAAATTTTTGTTGAATGTCCTTGAAAGTCATTGCAAAAATACATACTACGGTCAGGCTGCCGCAGGTGCGTTTCCTCGTCTTGAATACGAAATCAAAGAAATGTCAGCACTTAACGAGCCTTACAGTCGTTATGTGCTGACTTTGAATTTGTACGACAAAAACACATCACAGACAGTTGATGATATTGCAGATGCAATCATTGAAAATGTTGGAACGGCTCAATATTACAATGAGAATTATCATTACAAATTTTATTACAATCAGGACAGACAGGCTCTGCCCGACACAGACAAAACTATACAACATATCAGATTGACCTTCGAGGTCAGAACATTTACAAGGAGTGATACATAATGGCAACCACAGCAAATGTGCGCAAAGTTAAGCCATACAGTGGCTTTACAAAAGATACACCTGACAGACTGCTTTTGGACGCAGGTGCATTCTTCAAAAATTTTGATGTAGGCAAGGACACATATGCATCAGCCAAAGCCGCAGGCAAATGCCTTGGCGCAACAATGAAAGGCGGAGAATTTTCTGCAAAGCCAAATCTCAGAAATCTTGAGATTGACGGTGTTCACAATCGCACAAAAGGCACAGTGCTTGTTGACGGCTGGGAAGCATACATCAAAGCAACCCTTATTGAAATCACAGAGGACAACCTCAAGAACGGTTTAGGTCTAGCAGAGGTAGAAGAAAACGCAATTGACGGTTACGACAAAATCACAGGCAAGGACACTGTTCTTGATTCTGATTTTATTGAGAACATTACTTGGGTGGGCAATCTTCTCGGAGAGAGTAAGCCTTGCATTATTCAAATTTATAACGGTTTGAACGAGTCAGGATTGACAATTGCTATTGCCGACAAGGATAACGGCAAGTTTGATGCACAATTCTATGGATATAATGATGCATCAGAATATGACGATGAAAATCCTATCGAACCGCCATTTGCTATTTATCGTCCGGTAGAAACTAAGGAGGCTTAAAAATGCGTAAACTCGGATTAATGGATGCATTTTCATTTGCACGACTAATCAAGGCTGCTGACATCAGACAGGAAATTGCAGGATTTGCAGCTGAAATCTCAGCGAGAAAGCAAGCAAATACAACTCTCAATGCGGATGATATTGGTATTGAGTTTGTTCTCACTCTTATTACAAACAGCAGCACAGTAGAAGTTGAAAGCAAAATCTATGAGTTGTATGCAAGCATCAAGGAGTGTTCTGTTGAAGATGTCAAAACAACAGACTTTGAAACTCTGAAAAACGATTTAAAAGAAATCATAGCGATGAACGATTTAAAGGCTTTTTTTCATTCAGTATCAGCCTTGATGTCAAAGTCACAGGGCTGATATTTGATTACTGCCACGGAAATATTGAAATTTTAAAAGCGTGTACTTTCGCTGAGCTTTGCGACATAGTGAAATATGTTGCAGAAGAAAACAAGGAAAAAGAGCTTTTAAAAGCCTATCAGGCAGGATATTTAGCATTAAAGCAAGTTAGCTATGCAGATTTTAAAAAAGCAGTAGAGAGCAATTCTCGTAGCTTAATGGGTATGCCTGAGCAATCCCCTCAGGCTATTGAACACAAAGTACAGCATTACATTGATGATTTCAAGTGGGAGGTGGTTTAATGGCTGTTGAAGTATTTAAGCTCTTCGGCAGTATATTTGTTGATAACGATGCCGCTAACAAATCAATATCTGAAACAGACAGTAAAGCCTCCAGTGTGGCATCAACACTTGGCAGCGGAATTAAAACTGCTGCCAAGTGGGGTGCAGCTATCGGAGCAGCTGCAATTGCGGTTGGTTCAGTTGCTGTAAATGCTGCAGCTGATTATGAAACTTCATTTGCAAAAGTCAGCACTCTCCTTACTGGAAATGAATCAGAAATTAAACAATATAAAAAGGATATTATATCAGCTTCAAACGAAACGGGTTTAGCAGCTGATGAAATGTCCGAATCTGTTTATTCAGCTATTTCAGCAGGTGTTGACCAAGGAGATGCTATCAATTTTACAACAGATGCATTAAAACTAGCTAAAGGTGGATTTACAGACACAGCTACGGCAGTAGACGTTCTTTCAACTGCGCTTAACGCTTATGGAATGGAATCAGACCAAGCATCAAGGGTTTCAGATGTACTTATCACTACACAGAATTTAGGCAAAACTACAGTTGACGAGCTTTCAAGCTCAATGGGTAAAGTTATTCCGCTTGCATCTGCTTATGGAGTAAATATTGAAAATCTAGGAGCTTCATATGCTACTTTAACAGCAGGAGGTATTGCAACATCCGAATCGACTACATATTTAAAGTCAATGATGTCTGAACTTGCAAAGGAAAGCTCAGATGTATCGAAAACGCTCAAAGACAAAACAGGAAAATCCTTTACTGAGCTTATGGAATCAGGTTATTCTATGGGCGATGTATTGCAGGTTATATCAGATTCAGTAAATGGTGATGCTACTGCTTTCGCAAATATGTGGAGTTCAACAGAAGCTGGCACAGGTGCACTTGCTATTGTTAATGCAGGTGCAGATGAATTTAATGAAACTCTTGCAGCTATGCAAGAATCGTCTGGCGCAACAGAGAGTGCATATAGTAAAATGGCTGATACTTTCGAGGAAAGAGTAAACAAGCTTAAAACAAATGCTCAAAATATGATGACTTCACTTGGAGAATCAATCCTTCCGGTAGTTGAAAAAGTATGTGACCAGCTAATTGAATATATGCCACAAATTCAAAATCTAATTGAATCACTTTCACCTATTTTTGCTACTTTTTTTGATTCGATTTTGCCTCCACTGATGAATTTAATGGATACATTGTTACCTGTAATAATAAATTTGCTTGAAACATTATTGCCGGTTATTGGAGAACTATTTGAAGCTTTTGCACCTATCATTGTTCAGATTGTTGAAATGTTATTACCTCCGTTATTGCAGTTAATTGAGCAGATTTTACCGCCAATAATGCAAATTATTGAGTCTCTTTTGCCGCTGATTCAGGTTATTTTTGACGTTTTAAGTCCAATTATTGAGCTTATAATCAGCCTTGCAAGTATCTTGATTGATACCTTGCTCACTGCTATTACACCTTTAATTGAAATATTATCAAGCCTTTTGCAAAGTATTCTAGAACCGTTAGCACCAATTTTTGAGTTGATAGGACAAATTTTGAGTGAAACCCTAGGACCTATTTTTCAGCTATTGGGAGAAATTTTTGGAGAAGTGTTTGAGGCATTATCACCTATTTTTGACTTATTCAGTCAGCTTTTAAATGCGGTACTGCCTGCATTATCTCCTATTATTGAAGCGTTGGCAAGTGTATTCTCTGGTGTTCTAGGTTCAGCCCTCAGCGGTATAAGTGATATCCTAGACAATGTTATGGATGTTTTCAGCGGATTAATTGATTTCATTACAGGTGTTTTCAGTGGCAACTGGGAGCAGGCTTGGAACGGCAT